ACTTTCCAATCGGAATTAGGAAAGACCATTCAATCGAACAAGGAAAAGTTTGAATACTGCGCTTACTACGGTGAAGAAGCCCAAGACTTAGCTTATGAACTAACTGCCTCAGTGTTTAAAGACTCTAAAGGCAAGGAACTCCTGAAGCCTGAAGAAGCTCTTCAAATGGCTGAGGACTATTATGAAGAGAAGGACAAAGCTATGAGTGGAATAAGAAAACGTCAACCCGTAGAGACTAAAGCACCTGCTCCATCTACAACAAAGACCCCTACCCGAACCCGAGAGTTTATCACGAACCATTCTGCTGGACCGGTAGAGGTTCAAAAGCCTGCGATCAATAGCACTCGGACCCTTACTTCTGCCTCAACTTCCTCAATGGCCTCGATGAGACAAGCCAGGAATGAGACGAAAGATCAGAAACGAGAAAGACTGATCAATAAACTTCGAAACGGCATGTAAGCCATATCCCTTATAGGTAGGGACCGTCTTGCTTTACAGCCCCTTGCTCATTTAGAGACCTCGAGCATAAGACACGAACCTAAGTCGCTGCATACGTAGCTGCTTAATTTCATAATTCGAGGTGTCTAATGTCTAATGCAATGTCAGCAAGTACCGTACCCGGTATTTATAAAGAGCTCTATGATGGCCAGAAAACACAATGGCTCACTTATAAAGATAATCCATGGCTAGCCCAAATCAAAAAAGAAGAACGTTTCGAAGGTAAGTATTTTCCAAATCCGGTAATCTATTCCCTTTCGACTGGTTCTGCCACATTCTCAACTGCATATGCCAATCAGGCTTCTCCGCTAGTCGCAGAGTTCTTGATCACACGCGTTGCTGACTTTGCTGTCGCAACGATTGACGGTCAGCTGCTTGCAACCGCTCAGACTGATCCTGGAGCTTTTATTGACGGAAGTGAGTTGATGATTGATGCCGCTTGGCAGATTGCAACCAACCGTCTTGCATCAGCAATGTATCGCAACGGTGCTGGTACTGTTGCTCAGATCACCTCTGTAGCAAACGTAACTGGAACTACTTATACTGTCCTTTTAACCAATCCAGATGATGCTGTGCAGTTTGATGCAAATCAATTCATCGTAGCTGTTCAATTTGTAGATGGTTCGGGTACTGCTCCAACAGACGTTGCTCAAGTAACTGCTGTAAACAGGAATACAGGCGTATTGACTGTAACTTGCTCTACTAACATTGCTTCTGATTGGCCTGCAACTTACTGGCTAGCAACAGCTGGTGACTTGCCAACAACTGTGAACAACAATTTCCAGCCTTCAGGATCTAGCGGCACTAACAGCTTGCTAAAGCTTGCTGGTCTAGCTGCATGGTTACCAGTTGGTGGACCTCCAGTTTCAGATTCTTTCTTTGGTGTTAATCGTAACTTGGATACTCAGCGTTTAGCCGGTGTTTCTTTTGACGGTTCTGCTCTAAGCTTGGAAGAAGCTGTCCTTCAAGGATCAGGAAGAATTGCTCAGAACGGTGGACGTGTTGATACGGGCCTATGCTCTTATGCAACCTGGACTGCATTCTCGATCTCTTTGGGTTCGAAGATTCAGTACATCAATGAAACCGTTGGCGAGATCGGATTCCGCGGCATCATGATCAATGGCGCTAACTCTGAGATTAGTTTGTTCCCAGATCGTAACTGTCCAGATGGATTGATCTATCTTTTGGAAGCGGATTCATGGGTACTTCGGTCCCAAAATTCTGCTCCTCATATTTTGAAATATTTAGATGACATAGAAATATTGCGAATTCCAGGCCAAGATCAAGCGGAATTACGGGTTGGAAGTTATGTTAACATGTATTGTTTAAGACCGGGACACAACGGTGTAGTAACAGTTCAATTGTTAGAATTCTAATCTGACTAAACTGTGGGGAGGGGTTTCGGCCTCTCCCTGCCTTGTAACCCGGGGGCGGTTTACTCGTATCCTTCCCAACCTTAGGGAGTAATCATGAATAGATGGACTAACCAGTTCCTCCACTCGTTTGAGCGGAAACTGGTACAGATGAATTGTAACTTTATTGTAGACCCGGCTAATGGCAATGGGTTTGGCGTACGGTCACTTAAGGGCGGCGGCGTATATCGAGTATATATGCACTCCACTGCAAGCTTTGTAGGAGCGTCCCATACCACGACTATTATTGACGGCATTTCAGGTGGGACATCCAGCCTAAAAGTCGGAATGGTAGTTAGCGGAAGCGGAGTTGTCGTAGGTTCGACCATTGTTGCTATCCAATCATCTTCGGCAATCACACTCAGCGTTGCAACGACATCTAGCGTAGGCAGCTTGACTGTTAGCTACACCGCTGTTGGCGCTCCAGGGCTTCCATCAGCAGGCGGCTTAGCAGCTGGATTGATCTATGTAGTATTCCAGGATAACTACAATGCATACCTAGGTGGAAATGTTGGATTTGTCTCCCCAGTAAGCGGAACACCGATCAGCATCTCGACTGGTTCTGGCCTGACAATTGGCGCTGCATATGTGATTGTATCAGTTGGAACCAGCACTACAGCTAATTGGAATGCGATGGGCTTGCCATTAGGAATTATTCCTAATGTTGGAGCTACATTCATTGCAACAGCAACGGGTTCAGGGACTGGAACTGGAGTGGTGGAATCATCCACTAATTCTGGAATTATGTCAGTCGAAGCAATCGGAGATGGGAATCAAACCATCGTAAGTCACGGACCTTCGGTATTAGGACAAGGAGCAGGATCTTATCTTGTTGCTCAGTGCCTGAATACTTCAGGTGCTGCGACTGCTCCTACTACAGGCAGCGTTGTTGGAATGAGCTTCTGGATGAGTAATTCAGTAATCACACAGCAAGGACAATAATAAATATGTTTTTTGACCATAAAAAAGCAGTGACGACAATTATGGCCAAGCGAAACGGGATGGGGGAGCGGACTATGTCCCCCACTCCAATGAAGCCAGAAGTTGTGAAGAATGAAGATGGAACCATGGATGGTAGGCATGCAGCAGCTCAAGACATGATGGGCGCTATGCATGAGAAGTCGCCGGAGCGCTTGATGCAAGCAATGGCAAACTTCATCGATCTTCATATGCACGAAGGAAACAAGCCGGAACCAAAGACCGATACTGGCCTTCGATAAGGAGTAACCGATGTCGATTCCTCCATTAGGGAACGTGATTACCCCAACAGGGTTCCTGGCTACCTCTTGTCAGGGCCTAGTATTACTCAGTTGGAGTCCCGTTCCATTTGTTGTGAACTATTATATTAATAGATCCACAGACAATATAACGTTCACCAATATCGCAAACACGGTCTCACTGCAGTTTAGTGATGCCTCGGCGGTAGTTGGAACTCTTTATTTCTATCAGATTCAAGCGGCAAGCCTGACTGCTTCCTCTCTACCCACTTACTCAGTATCGGGTCAGTCGTTAACTCCGGGTCAGACAACCGTTGGGAATCTGATACTTGAATGCCAGCAACGCACCGACAGGGTGAATGCAGATAATATTACGACTCAGGAATGGACCTCCATGATTAGTCAGAGCTATAAATGGCTCTATAATCTGATCATACAGAAATTCGGAAACGATTACTTCATCGCTCCTCCCGTGTCCTATCTGACAACTGGCCAGCTAGATCCAGTATACAATGCTCAGTTATTTCCATTGCCTCCTGACTTCTATAAGCTTATGCGTTGTGAGGTTGCTCTGAATCCAGGGGACCCAAACTCTTGGATTACGTTGAAGCAATATGAGGCAATCCAAGCTAATCTATATAACTTTCCTAATATCTATACGCTCTACGGGGTTACAAACCTCAGATATCGATTATGGGGGAACTTCCTTTCAATCGTACCGATCACAACTTCAGGCCAAACTATTAGAATCTGGTATTCTCCTCGCCCGTCACAGCTGATCAATCTGACTGATGTTGTAGACGGAATCAGCGCGTTTGAAGAGCTTATGGTTGCCGACGTTTGCATTAAAGCAATGATCAAGACCGAAGAAGATGCGACAGGCTTTGCTTTGCAGAAACAAGAATTACTCAAAGAAGTAGAAGAAGCAGCTGAGAACAGGAATGTCGGAGAAGCTCAGACTGTTTCAGATTCAAGGACTAGAAATTTCGCTTGGACAGATGGCGGTGGGACTTATGGTGGAGGATGGTAATGCAGTTGCCGTACTATCAGATAACAGATCAGCCGACCAACCTGATGGAAACCAAGTGGAAGAGCATTCTAGACCCCTTCCTGGCCAACCCGAGTCTTCAGTCAGTGATCTTATCGAACGTATC